GGTCGAAGTATGGCGCGGGTTTTTTGCGTGCGGAGGTCTTTTTGGGGGTTGCCGCCGTTTGGGTGAGTGGGCTGAAAATGGGGGTGGTGGGCTGGAAACTGAATTTTCGGGCGCGCGGGCGGGTACCTTTTGACTCGCAGGCGCGCGATCATATTATGCGATTAAAAGTTGATGGTTAGTGGAGTTATGGCAAAGATGGCAAATAGAAAAACCAAACGGCAAGGGAAAATCAGGCCGGGGGTTCAGTGGGCTCAGCGGTGTTTTGTGGATAATCCCAAGGTTGGACAGGATGAAGTGATTGGTGGTAATTGGTGTGGGGAATGGCCTGGGTTGTTGTCTGATGAGGAGATGTTTACCAAAAAGAATTCACGGTGGTGGAGATGGGGGTTGGTTGAGGGGGGGCAGTTGGTTGCTACGGCTTTGGCGGTGGGTGGGGTGCTGCTTAATAATGCGCGGATTCGGTGGTGCTTTCCGGTTTGGTTTGTTAGCAATGTGATTTGCTTGCGGTATCATCTGCAGGCGCGGCTGTGGGGGATGGCGGTGAGGGATGTGATATTTATTGGCCTGGCGATAGCCGGGTGGTTTCAGTGGGGGAGTTAGAAATGAAAAATGAAAAGATAATACGGGTGTTCCCGCGACGGACGAAGGCGACGCCGGATGATGAGATGGCGTTTGTGGGGGATCCACTATTTCCGGATTTTCTGCCGGCGGCCGATGAGGTGCATGTGAGTTGTACGTTTACCTGGGATAAGGGGGAAGCGGAAAGATTGGTGCGGGCGTGGGAGGTGTATTTTCCGGGCAAGGTGATACTTGGCGGGCCGGCGTACGATGACAGCGGCGGGGAGTTTGTGGGTGGCAGGTATTTGAAAAAGGGATATGTGATGACTACGCGCGGGTGCCCGAACCTGTGTCCGTGGTGTTTTGTTCCACAGCGGGAAGGGGAGCTGAGAACTCTGGAGATTGTGGAAGGTAATAATGTGCTGGATAATAATCTGCTGGCGGCGCCGAAGGAACATATCACAGCAGTGTTTGAGATGCTGCGGAAACAAAGGAGGGGGGCATCGTTTACGGGTGGGCTGGATGCGAGGTTACTGAATGATTGGCATATCGAATTGCTTAATAGTATTCGGGTGAAGCAAATATTTTTGGCCTATGACCATCGGGGGCAGTGGCCCTGTGTGGTCAGGGCCGCGGAGATGCTGCGAGAGGTGGGGTATAACCGGGAGAAACTGCGGTGCTATGTGCTGGTGGGTTATCAGGATGATACGATTGGCCAGGCGCTTGAGCGGTTAGAGGCGGTTTGGGAAATTGGGTTGATGCCGTTTGCTATGCTGTTCGAGCCGGGCTGCCGGCGGGATGCAATGGTGCGGGATCCGGAGTGGAGAAAATTGGTGAGGCAATGGTCGCGGCCGGCGATTATTAAGGCGATGCACAGGGAAAAAGTTGGATGTTAGATTTGAATGAGAAACAGGAAATGAAGATTGGGTCGCTGGTGGCGTGGTTTGGGGGGAAGCGGACACTGGCGCCGAAGATTGTTTCGGAGCTGGGACCGCACACGATGTATGTAGAGCCGTTTTGTGGATCGGTGGCGGTGCTGCTGGCTAAGAAACCATCTCGGCATGAGATTGCCAATGATCTGCATGGGGATCTGATTAACCTGGCCAGGGTGATTGCATCGGATCGATGGGAGGAACTCTACAATAGGCTGTATCGGACTTTGTGTTCGGAAGATATATTTAAGGAATGTAAGGTGGAATTCCTGGGCAGGGATATCGAGCCGCCGAAAACGATTAAAGATGTGGCAGATGAACATATCGAAAGGGCGTATATATACTTTGTCGTATCTTGGATTGGCAGGAACGGAACGTCTGGAACGAAGCGACAAAATTATCAACCTAGCAAGCGATGGACATCTGGTGGGGGATCAGGGGGAGTTAGGTTTGCCAGCGCGGTTGATTCGATAAGAGCTTGGCATGAAAGATTGCGTCGCGTGAATATTATGAATATGGATGGATTCGAGTTGATCGAGAAGGTGGAAGATAGTCCCATGCTGGCGATGTATGTGGATCCACCGTATATGATGGGTGGGGCGCGGACTGGTGGAAGTGGAAGCGGGAAATATGAACATGAATTTGCCGAGGATGATCATCGGCGGCTGGCGGAGTTGCTGGGGCGGTTCGAAAAAGCGAGGGTGATCGTTAGCTATTATGATGATGAGCGGGTGGATGGGCTTTATCCTTCAAGCCGGTGGACTAAAAGGAAGGTATATAGGATGAAGGGAATAGCGAACGGGGGAGCAAGGGGATACAAAAAGACTGAAGCGCCGGAGGTTTTGTTGATTAATGGGGAATCGCTGGCTCCAAAAGAAAAGGGGTTGTTTGGATGAGTAGAGGAAACAGGGACAGGGTGATGGCGGCTGCGGCGGTGATTGTTGGGCGGCTGCGCAGAGAGAAAGGTGTTACTGTGCGGGGGTTGATGGGGGAATATGGGTGCGGGCATAATGTGCTGATGGATGTGGTGTTTTCGGTGATGACGTTTGATGAATGGGTTGTGATCAGGAATAAACATCTGGCGGCCGGCGGGGCGGCGAGGCGGTTTAAGAAAGGGCATAAGGCCTGGAATGAGGGACGTAAGGGACTGTGTTACCCGGGTTCGGTTGCTACGCAATTTAAGAAGGGGCAGATCAGGGGGAGTGCAGCGCGAAAGTATCGGCCGGTTGGGAGCGTAACGCTGCGGAATGATAATGGCAAGCAGTATCGGTGGATTAAGGTTAAAGACGATGGGTCGGCTAGTGAAAAATATGTACCGCTGGCGAGGTATCGGTGGGAAAAGGTCAATGGGCCGTTACCAGATGGTATGTTTGTGGTGCATGAAGATGGCGATACGCTTAACGATGAGCCGGGGAACCTGGTGGCGGTTGGCCGGAAGGGGAATTTGAAATTGCAGAATAGCCGGGATCCGGGGATGGAAGAGAGGAGGAAAGAAAACGCTGCGAAGGCGCAAGGTAAGAAAGATGTTAATCGGAAACGGGGGCAATCGCTGCGGGCGGCGGCGTGGGCGAGGAAGAACCGCCAAGTGGGAGTTGTGTGGGATTGCTATGCGTGTGGTTGTGAATTGCAGCAAAAAGAGAAGCCGGTGAAGTGTGCGAAGTGTGGGTCTTTTGCGATGGTGAAGGTGGAAGGGGTGGTGGCAAGGGCCACAGCCAGACCGGCAAGGGCCACAGCCAGACCGGCAAGGGCCGGTGCCAACTAAAAGGCAACGGTACGAAAATAGAAGATGGATCCCCGCGTGCGCGAGGATGACAATTGGAGATCGACGGGGCGGCGGATAGCCGCGATAAATAAGTCCAGGACTTCCTTTCGTCGATTGTTGGCGATCGGAAACGAGAAATGAGGTAACGATGAAAATATATATAGCGAGTAGTTGGAAGAATCAACATGCGGTAGAGATGCTTACAGCCGTTTTGAGAAACGAAGGACATGAGGTAAATAGTTTTGTAGAGCAGGCTTGTACAAAAGAGCGTTGTTATGAGAAAAATAATTTCGATAAGTGGGTCTGGTCGGATGAAGGAAAAAGTAAATTTGAATATGATACGAATATGGCAACAACTGCTGATCTAGTTGTTTATATTGGGCCATCAGGTACAGACGCATGGGCGGAAGTTGGCGCTGCATGGCAGGCTGGAAAACTGATAATCGGTTTACATGCCAAGGGAGAACAAGCAGGGTTGATGAGGAGAATGGTTACTTGGTGTAAAAATTATAAAGAATTATTAGAACTTTTGAAAAGAGAATAGAAAGGAAAAAGCTATGAATCAGAATAAGTCTGTTGTGCCGGAGAATGTGGCGGGGATTGTTACATTGAGTGAACCGGTGATGATGATGGATGGGAAGATGTATGATTGTCTTTGGGCGAGGCATTGGCGGGAGATGCCGGTGGCGGAAGAACCGAAGGAGCAACCGAAGGATGGTGAATTTGCATACGCGACGTTGGTGACCGATCAGTTCTGGGGATTGATGGGGATGTTTGGGAAAGATAAAATGGTGTTTATTCCCGGTTGTGTGGTGATTGGATGGGTTGGGTGCAAGTTTATGCCGGATAAAGATAATATTTATATTGTGGGTTGTGGTGAGTAAAAAAAAAAGAAAAAGAAGATAACACCGAAGGCGAAGAAGGTCGCAACGGCGACTGCGAAGAAGACGGCCAGGACGGCGGCAGCGGGGAAACGAAAAAAACCCGTTGCCGTCGGAGGCCCTACATCGCTGATTGTGGATACGGCTACGCTGGCGAGGTACTTTTGTACTGCTCAGCGGACGGTGAGGCATTGGGCCTTAGTTGAAGGGATGCCGAAACTTGGGCAGAATAAATATGATCTGGTGGTTGTGCGACAGTGGGAAGTTGATCGGCTGAAGAAAGAGATAGCGGCGCAGCAGGTCGATGACAGGCGATTGAAGAAATATTCGGCGGATGAGAGAAAGCATAGGGCAGAGCTGGTGCGGATGCGGGCGGAGAGGATGAAGGGATTGCTGGTTGATCGGAAGGAAGTGGAACGAAAATCGATTGCGAAGATTGGGGCGGTTAAGAGCGGGATGGAGATGCTGGGCAGGCGGATCGCAGGGCGGATCGATGTTCCGGGGGCCGAGAAGATCGTCGATGAGGAAGTTGAGCTGTGCTGTAGGCGGTTTGGTGGCGAGGGTGGCAAGGGCCACAGCCTGACCGGCAAGGGCCGGTGCCAACTAAAAGGCAATGGTACGAAAATAGAAGATGGATCCCCGATCGTAGTCGGGGATGACAGAGGTGGCAAGGGCCACTGCCTAATTGAAGAGAAGATGGATCCCTGATCGTAGTCGGGGATGACAAACGGAGAGTAAAAATGACATGGTTGATGGTGCCGACAGATTGCGGACGCTCGACTTGTTCTCAGGAATCGGGGGGATCTCGCTTGCCCTGGGCCCGTGGTGCCGGACCGTTTGCTATTGTGAGATCGACCCATACGCCGTCGGGGTTCTCGCGAAAGAGATGGCTAGAGGTAATCTCGACGTTGCGCCGGTCTGGAGTAATATTAGAACTTTCGGACCATCTGAACTTGCACAAGTTGAGTGGTATGCCGGTGGAGAAATTCAAGCGGTTACGGGCGGTTTTCCGTGCCAGGATATCAGCTCTGCAGGAAAGAGAGCCGGGATCAAAGGGAAACAGTCAGAACTCTTCTTTCAACAGATGCGAATTATTCGCATGGCGAGACCGCGAATTGTGTTTCTGGAGAATGTGCGGGGCATCACGAAAGGAGCACTTGCGGTTGTGCTCGGGGAACTGGCCGATTGCGGGTATGATGCAAAATGGAGAATGTTGTCGGCTCAGGAGATGGGAGCTCCGCATAAGAGAGATCGGTGGTGGTGCGTTGCCTACCCCTTCGGCAGCAGCGGCGACGCAGGGCTCGAACAAACCGGATGGCAAGTGGGGACAAACGCTGGTGGGGGCGGCGCGGGGGCAGATGTGGCCTACCGCGACGGTGATGGATGCGGCGGGGTTTTGCGGCAAGCCGGACAAGGGCAGAGTGGGCCCGAACTCGGGACGGACATTGACGGGAAAGGTATTGGAGATGGAGGGGCGGGGACCGCATGCGAAAATGTTGCCGACGCCGAGGGCATCGGAAGGGACCAGAACGGCTCAGTACAAACAAGGGGGCAAGCCACTGGGGTTGGCGGTACAGACATGGCCGACGGTAACGGCAAGGGATTCACGCAGCGGCAAAGGGAAAAGACAGGCTCAGAGAGGGCGGAAAAATGGGATGAGCCTGGGGGAATCGCAAGGTGGGCTGTTGAACCCGATGTGGGTCGAGTGGCTGATGGGGTACCCTTTAGGGTGGACAGACTTAGAAATCTTGGGAATGCGGTAGTGCCGAGCTGTGCGAGGAAGGCGTTTGAGTTGTTGATGGGAATGAAATGAAGAAAGATTTTCCCGCAAAGGCGCAAAGGCGCTAAGGTAGAAAAGGTGCAGAGAAGAAAAGATGGATCCCCGATCGAGCCGGGGATGACAGAGTAGTTGAGGATGACAATTGGAGATGAATTATGTCTAAGATCGGATGGTGTGATAAGACTGTTAACCCGATAATCGGGTGTACGAAATGTAGCTCCGGGTGTGATAATTGCTATGCCGAGCGGATGGCCTGGAGATTGGCTCATAATCCGAAGACTGCGGCGGAGTATCGGCAGGTTACGGTCGATGGGAAATGGAACGGACGGACACTATGGCGGTCGGGTGAATTGGAGAAAGTTGAGAAATGGAAATCTGCTAAGCGGATATTCGTGTGCTCGATGAGCGATCCGTTCCATGAGTCGGTACCGTGGGAGTGGTTGCTTATGCTCAATGAGTTTTTTGCTGCGCATCCGCAACATACGTTCATACTATTAACCAAGCGACCGTGGCGGGCGGTGAAGTTTCAAAAGGCGCATGCCATTATGAAGTGGCCGGGGAATGTTTGGATGGGGGTATCGGTTTGTGATCAATCGGAAGTTGGAAAGATAAAAATACTTGCGCAGATGAATGTAGCGGTGCGGTTCGTTTCGATTGAGCCGATGTTGGGGGAGATAGATTTGTGGGAGCCATTGGATGGTGAAGATTTGGACTGGGTGATTTGTGGTGGTGAGACGGGGCCGGGGGCACGGCCGATGAAAGAGAAGTGGGGGTGGGGAATATTGGAACAATGTGATTGTGCGGAAGTGCCGTTCTTTTTTAAGGGGTGGGGTGGGGTGAGGAAGAAAAAAGGTAATGATGAAATTGACGGGAGGCGGTATCACGAATTTCCGGTGGCAAGATAGCCACAGAGGGCACAGAGTAAGATGAGAAGATGGATCCCCGCGTGCGCGAGGATGACAATTGGAGATCGACGGGGCGGCGGATAGCCGCGATAAATAAGTCCAGGACTTCCTTTCGTCGATTGTCGGCGATGAAGATGATCGGACGGATCGGATAGATTGGACAGATGATGTAAATAATTGATCGTCGCGTTGGCGGTTAGGCTGGATATGGAAAGGCTAGGTGTGTTATGAAGACGGCGTTGGTGAAGAGTTGGAAAACTACTGTGTGCGGACTTATTGTGGCGGTGATTCTTATTTTGAAGCAGGTGGGTAATCTGCTGGATGATGATCCGGAAACGGTAATGTCAGTGGAGTTGATTCTGGGTGCTATAGGGGCGCTGGGGATCGGTGCGTTTGCCCGAGATAACGGGGTGAGCTCTAAAACGGCAGGGGCAAAGGTTGTGATATTTGGGCTGTGTTGTTTGCTGCTGCTCGGTGGGTGCGCTGGGGTGAACCTGAACGCCGGGTATGAGAATATGCTGGCGCAGAATGTGGCGTGGTCGGCGGATATGGCGGGGCGGGCCATGGCGGAGCCGCCCAGGGATGGGTGCTATGTGGGTAAGTTTACGTGTGAGCAGGCGGCGGCGGTGATCGAATTGAACGCGGATCATTGGCGGTTGTTCTGGGAGGCGAGCCAGGGAGAGTGAGAAGTTAGAAGTTAGAAGTTAGAAGTGGAATATATGAATAAATGAAAGGAAGTGATAACAAATGACAAGGACACCTGAGAATATAAATGAAGCGATTGCAGAGGAAAGGGAGGCGGAGAAATCTCTGGTGGAGACGATGATCGATGAGAAACTGCCAGGGTTGATTGAGAAGTTGCCGAGTGAGCTGCAACCGCTGGCGAAGGTATTTGCGCCAGTGTTGGTAAGGATGAGCGTTGAAGAGATCAAGGCGTTTGTGAATGGCGCTTGGATCGACCCGGTGGGTGAATATCGAAAATTGTATGCGCGGTTGGATACGCAGCAGGCAATTGACGCCGGTGAGACGCTGAAGGAATATTGGAAATCGCTGAATGTTGAAAATGCAAATGTTGTGCTCGAACAGAATAAAGCGATTGATGATTTGCTGGTGGCGGGATTGTTGATGTTGAAAGTGGCGATGGCGTAGGTGGCAAGGGGTGCCAAGGGGCACAGCCTAACTGGCAGAGCCAAATAAGAGGCAAGGGCCAATAAAGAAAGATTATCCCGCAAAGGCGCAAAGGCGCTAAGAAGAGGGATTGAAGAGTAGTTATTAATTAAATTTTGGTTTTTTGTTTTAAGAAAGGAAAAGAAAGAAATGGCACATAAGATTATGGGAAAGATGGTGAAGGATAAGATTAGCGGGTATGAAGGTATTGTAGTAGCCAGAACAGAATGGCTGCATGGATGTGTTCGTTTGACTGTTCAGGCGCAAGAGTTGGAAAAGGGATTGCCTGTGAATAATTGTTGTTTCGATGAGCCGCAACTTGAGGTTATCGGCGATGGTATAAGTGTGGCAGTGGCGGCTGGGGGCGTGGAAAAGCCAGTGCACGGGGATAGAGATGATCCGAACCGTGATGATCAGAATGTGACCAGATAAAGGAACATTGGATGTTGGTTGATGAGCTTATGGAATATTTCTTTGATGCGGTTGATGAATTGTCCGAGTTCGTGATAAGTGCGATGGATGATTCGGATTTGCGATTGGATGGTCTAGTCGGATCGCCGCGGCCGAGGCGTTGTTATTATTTCGATGATTTATGCGGACGTTGCGAAATTTTGGACCTTGTAAAGAAACTGCCGTTTTGGACGGCGGGGTTTGTTTGATGAAGCTCCGCGCCACATTCGTTAGTAGTATGAGAGTTTGGATATTCGCCGGCAGCGAAGTCGCTGCGACTACTGCCGGTGGATATTTGTGGCAAGGGCCACTGCCTGATAGAAGAGAAGATGGATCCCCGCTTTCGCGAGGATGACATTTGGGTGGGGATGACTTTTTGGAAGAAGTTGATGGTAACATGGACGGATAGAGAGCGAGAGGCGTGGCGGTGGCGGCCGAGGGTGGGGATCGAGGAGTGGGCGCGGGAAAACGTTGTGCTTACCAAGGATATGGGGGTTGATCTGGTGGGGCCTTATGATCCCGATATTACACCCTGGCATCTTGAGATATTTGCAGTGTTTGAGGATCCGGATATCGATGAGATAGTGATTGTGGGGGCGGCGCAGTCGGGGAAATCTTTGCCGATTCAGATTATTGTTTGCTATACGATTGATCACAATCCGAAAAATATACTTTACTTTATTGATACGGATTTGAACGCGAGATACGTATCGCGAAAACGGGTCCAGAAAATAATAGATAGCTGCAGGTCGCTGGCCGGGAAGGTCGATCCGGTGCGCAAACGGAGTACGTGCGATATAAACTTCGATGGGGGGAACCTCACATTGGCAGGGGCGGGTGGGGTATCGCAGCTCGGAACGAAATCGGCGCCCCTGGTGTTTCGTGATGAGACGGCGAAGTGGACAGGTGCGCGAAATGAAGAGGCAGGGGCGCTCGAGCTGGCGGGTGAGCGGGTGATGGGGCATGGGAGGTTCAAGATAATTGACCTGTCAACGCCGGTGATGGCTGGGGATGCGATATTGAAGCAATTTGCACTGTCCGATCAGGGGTACATATATCTGCCTTGTCCGCTGTGCGGGCATTATCAGAAGTTGGTGTGGAAACAAGTGGAATGGCCGAAGGTGACCGATACGAGGAAGAGTGTGAGCCCGGAGGAGGCCAGGGACAATACGTGGTATGAGTGTATCGGATGTAATGGGAAGATACGGGATGGACAGAAGCGGTGGATGCTGGGGAATTATAAGAGGGTGACGAAAGGACAGAAAATTGAGATCAGAGATCAGAGAGAAATAAAGAAAGATTATCCCGCAAAGGCGCAAAGGCGCAAAGGCGCAAAGGAAGAGAAGATGGATCCCCGCGTGCGCGAGGATGACAGTGCGGGGGAAGGCACGAAGGGAAGAAAAGAGAAGATGGATCCCCGCGTGCGCGAGGATGACAATGTTAGAGATCGGTGGGAAATTGAGTTGCCGGGAGGGGAGACTAAGCAATATGAATTGGTTGGCGGTGGGGTAAAGAATCGGCGGTGGGGGATACATTTCTCCAGGCTGTATGTGCCGTGGGTAAGTTGGGGGCAGCTTGCCAAACAGTGGCTGGAGATTGGGGACGATCTGTCGAAACGACAGACGTTCTATAATGGCTGTCTGGCGCTGCCGTGGAAGGTGCGGACGCTCAAGGTCGATGAGAGTAAACTTGTAAAACATATCTGGCGGGATATGGAATCGCTGATTGTGCCGGATGGATATGAATATATAACGGCCGGGGCGGATATTCAACAGAAGGAAATATATTTTTGTGTGTGGGCCTGGAGAGAAGATGGGGCCCGGCATCTGATCGAATATGGGGTGCTGCCAGAGGCGATTAACTCGCTGGAGGCTGTGGCGTCGATGAGTTATCCGACGGCCGGTGGGGACCGACGGATAACCGTGGGGGCACTGTATATCGACAGCAGATATCGCACTACAGAAGTCGAAGATTTTTGCAGGGGACATGCGAATTGCTATGCGTGCCAGGGGCTGGCTACGGATACGCCGCGGCAATATGGGCCGGTATCGCAAGGGTATATTAAGACGGATTCGAGAGGGCGCAAATTGCCGCAGAGCCAGTGGCGCTCTTATGTGCAGGTTCATACGGCGAGCTTCAAAGAAGAGCTGCATACCCGGTTCGAGATTGAATGGGATTACAATAATCCGGCTGAGCCGCCCGAATTGTATATATCGATGCATCGTGATACGGAGATGTGGTTTATCGAACATCTGACGGCCGAAGAGCGGGTGGAGACTACCGATACGAGAGGCAGGGTTAGTTTTCGGTGGGTTGTGAAACGAAAAGGAAACCATGAGTTTGATGCTACTGTGTATGCGGCGGCGGCCTGGTGGTGGAATCGTAATGATTGGATCGGATTGAAGAGGCAGGGACAACGTAAAAAACGCAGGCGGCCGAGGGCGGTGGGATCGAAATTGCTGGATGGTTTACCGGAGCTTGGCGGATGAGTAATGGATTGCTGGATGATTTGCCGGAGCTGGATGGCCAGCAACCTAAGCGGGCCAGGTCACGTCGCAAAACGGGGGTGATATACCTGCCGCCGCCGCTTAAATGTCCGTGGTGTGGGGCTAGCGAATACGAGCAATATGGAACGCCAACCAGGGGAAATGTGAAAATACGGTATTATTTTTGTAAAAAAAGTTCGTGTGGCCGTAAGTTCCAGACTCATCAACCACTTAGATAAGATTATCGGGCTTGTTTTGGCATGTCCATTTTCCAGCCAGTGGAATAAATTCGCTTATACGGATTTTGTGGTCCATAATTACGCAATGGCAACTTTAGCTCAACAACTTGAAAGTGTTCAGGCGGCGATCGAGAAGATCGAGGACGGGGCTCAAGATTATAGCTTGGATACGCAAAGGGTGCTGCGGGGGAAATTATCGACGCTTTATGAGCGGGAGAGGTCTTTGCAACGGCGGATTCGGGCTGAAGGTGGGCTTGGCAGGACAGTTGCGATGTATTGAATGGGAATGACAGAGAAAATAGATTCCCGCTCCCCGATCATAGTCGGGGACAAGTTTCGCGGGAATGACATTGTATTATAGGAGAATAATAATGGCACAGGTAGTTTGTCCGAATTGCGGTAGAGAGCGGGTAGTGGTTGCAGGCAAGAAAAAGAATTGCAGAAAATGTGGGACTACGCTGACTGCAGATACCGGAAATGTCAAGCCGAAGCGAGTTGCGGCAAGTGATCAGGAAAGACGAAGGCAGCTTGCCGAGGAGATTGATGCACTTAAGGCGCAAGTGGGAGAATTGAGAGTGGAAAATGATGAGTTGCGGGGTGAATTGGCGGGGCTTAGGGAGCATTTGGAAGATGTGGCAAAGGAAGATAGCGGTAAAGAGGATGAGAATGAGGTGGTCGGTCAGGATCTTGAACGGCTGACAGTTGGCCAGTTGCGACAGTATGCGGGGCAACGTGGGATTGAGCTGCCTGGTGGGAATAAGTCCAAGGGTGAGCTGATAGCGGTGATTGGGGCTGCGGGGAAATCGGATGGAGACGAAGAGGAAGATTAAACGTAAGAGAAGATGGATCCCCGATCGAGCCGGGGATGACAGAGATTTGTGGGAATGATAAAGATTTGTGGGAATGATTTTGGGTAAGAGAGATAAAAGTTTTAGTGAGAGAGTCGATTTGGTGGTTGGGATGGTATCGCCCCGGGCGGCGTTTCGCAGAAAGCAGTTTCGGGCGGCCGGGGCTGCTATCGATAGGTTCGGGTATAATGTGCTTGATCGAGGGCGGACGCGGACGATACGGTCGGACTTGACGGGGTCGGGTGACCGGCAGCTTAATGAGATGAGACTGGCGGAGCTGCGAAATATAATTCGAGATATGGCCAGGAATAACCCGTTGGTTAAAGGATTGCTGCGGACGGAGAGGAATGGGGTGGTTGGCAGGGGAGTGAAGATTCATGCGCGGACGGGTGATCCAGAATGGAACAAGGCGGCTGAAGCGCTGTGGAAAGAGGAGATGGTCGATCGGCCGTGTGAGACTACCGGGCGGTTCGGATATAATCAATATTTGCGGATGCTATATTTGGGTTACCGGCGAGATGGTGATGATGGGACGATATTGCTGGATAATGGGAAACTGCAGGCGTTCGAGGGTGAGCAGCTTGGGACGCCGTGGGGAAAAAACGATGCCAAGAATTTCAGGGTTGTTAATGGCATTGCCTATAGTAATAAAACGAACAGGGTGATCGGGTATTATATTGGGATACCGAATAAATGGGGATTTATCGGTTCGAAAGGGTATCAAAAATATCCGGCCGAAAAAGTAATACATTCGTTTAGTCCGGAGCGGTTTAGCAGTAGTCGTGGTGAACCGGCGCTGACATCGTCGGTCGATTATATCGATAAACTGTGCAAATATGTTGATGCGGAGTTGGTGGCGGCTTGCGTTAACGCCGCGTTTTCGATGTTCATTGCGCGAAAAGATGATATGGGTGGTCCGCCTTCGCTTGGGAATACTACCGATGGTGGGACAGGAAGTGGGACAGGGACTGATGAGGAGACGGGAAACCGGGAAGAAAAGATCGGGGCCGGGACGATTATATATGGTGAGACTGGGGAGAGCGCTACCGGGATCGGTCAGACGCGGCCGGGGGCGATGTTTGATCCGTTTATGTTGAGGATGTTGTCTTTGATCGGAAGGCCGCTGTGTATGCCGCTGATGCTGATAACGCTGGATTATGCGGGCGCTACGTTTATGAATGCCAGAGTGGCGTATATGGAGTGCAGGGAGAATTGGGAGGTGGAGCAGGAGATAATACTGAAGTCAAATAGTTCGCGGGTGTGGATATGGTGGGTTGAACGGAAGATTAAGGAAAAAGCGTTGCCTGATCGGCCCGATGCGTTTTTGCATGAAGTGCAATGCAGGACATGGCCTTATGTGGATCCGTTTAAGCAGTCTAAGTCTAATCAGCAGAATCTTGAAAATCGGACTATTACCCGGTCGATTATCTGTAGCGGACAGGGACTGGAATACGAGGAGATCAATAAACAATTGAAAAAAGAAGATGCCGATATCGGGAGTGATGATGATGAATAGATTTGATCAAAATACCAGACTTGCGGATGTGCCACCAGAGGCGATGGTGTTCAATATGCACGGTGAGTGTGCGTTCGAGGCGGGGGATGAGGAGAAGAAAAATATACGGTTGATGCTGTATGATGGTAGTGTTGTTGCCCATTGGTTTTGGGGAAATCTGGCGTTCGAGCTGAGTTCGATGAGGCTGGCGAAAAAAAGTGTACCGATACTGCATGATCACGAAACCGACAGACGGGTGGGATTTAGTACGAAGGCTACGTTCGATGGGGAATTTGTGATGGAGGGTAAGCAGCTCGATAATGAACATGCACAATCGATACGATCCGATGCAATGAATGGGTTTCCGTTCGAGTCATCGTTGCGGTTCGATCCGGAGAATAGTAAGATTACGCATATTCTGGAGGGTAGTGAGGTAGAGGTCAATGGCCATAGACTTAAAGGACCCGGGGCGGTGATAACGAATACGAGTGTGATGGAAGGGAGCGTTGTAACGTTTGGCGCTCTGAATAAATGTGAAACGAAAGTTTTTAATCATAATGGAAATAAAGACAAGGAGATTGACATGGCTGATACAATTACAGTTGAATCTTTGGCGAAAGATTATCCGGATATCCATAAGGCGATTGTGGATGCGGCTTTTGCGAAAGGTCAGGAAGCGGTGAAAGAGCAGTTTGCGGCGTTTGAGAAACTGTTTGGCGATGATCCTGCATTGCTGGTGGAGCAGTTCGGTAAGGGCGCTACGATCGGGGATGCGATGGCAGTGCAGAATGCGCAGCTCAAGGAGAAACTTGCTGAGGCCAAAAAGCAAGGTGATACGCAGACCGGCGATGGCGATCAGGCTGCCAGGCAGGAATTTTCCGATGAGCAAAAGGAGCCCCAGAAGAAGGAGCAGGGGAAAGGGCCGGCGAATTTCGATGAGGCGGTGGATGAATATGCGAAATTGCATAAGTGCAAAAGGGGTAAGGCGATTAGAGAATGTTCGGTTAAATATCCGGAGCTTCATAAGGCGATGAAACGGGCGAATATCAAAGTGGATGAGAATGATTTGTAAGATTGTCGGCTGGTGATTTGGCCGAAGGTAAAAATAAACTCTAATTTTTGAGGTGTGATATGTTTATCGAAGGTAAAAAGACTTATACAACGGGGGAGGCGATTGCCAAGAGGAGACGGGTGAAGATTGTCGGGAGTACGATAGAGTATTCGGACGATGGGGATTTTATCGGGGTTACCGAATATGGGGTCGGAAACGGTGAAGGTGTGTCGGTTCGTTCGAAGAGTGATCCGGGCAGTTTTGAGGTGACGGCGGCCGGTGCGTTTTTGGGCGGGTCGCTGCTGTACCCTGCTGCCGATGGGAAGGTAGATGCTGTGCCAAACGGTAATCCGATATATCAGGCGGTGGAGGCGGCTACTGCCGATGGTGATCTGATCGAGGCTGTGTGGATCGATTCATCGGGATGGCCGGCGAGTTTCGTAGGCAAGACGTTCGAGGCTGTTGCCGATAATAAGACGCTCGATATTCAGGATGTCGGTAAGGTGATGTATGTTACTGTCGATGCCAAGGTGGTTACATTGCCTGCGACTGCGGCCGGGTTGGATTTTGTCGTTATGAATGGCGGGGCAAATGCGGCTGTTGCGGTGAATGTTAGTCCTAACGCTGCTGATAAGATCATGGGTGCCGATCTGGCGGGTGTGGATGATAAAGACCGGATCAATACGAAGACTACTGCCAAGCTGGGTGATTATATCCATCTTCGGGCAGAGGGTACTGATGGTTACCTTGTGGAAGAGGAAAAGGGTGTGTGGGCGGCGGAATAGAACGCCGAAAAAATAATTAACGGGTTCATCCGAGAGATAGGCCATCTCGAAGATGAGGTAAGAACAAAAAGGCGGCTGTTTGGGAGCCTGAACCTTCCGAACGGGCGCTTTTTTTGTTGCCCGATGGAAACAAGAATAAGGAGATGATACGATGCCTAGACCAGCGAGTGGAACAACGATAGGAAGGCCGGACCTGGCGGAAGTGGCCTTGGAATTTTTCGACGATCAGAATACTTTTATCGGTATGGAGGTATTGCCAGAGTTTCCGGTTGGGAGACAAACGGGGCAATATCCTGTGATACCAGCGGAGGCGCTGGCGAATATACCGGAGACAAAGAGAAAGCCCAGAGGGGCTTATACACGCGATGATTTCGAGTTCGAGATGGATAATTATGCTTGTGAAGAGAACGGTTTCGAAGAGCCGATCGACGATGTCGAGGTGAAATTGTATAGCCATTATTTCGATGTGGAGACTATGGCTGCGCAGGTTGCGTTGGGAGTTGTTAAGCGTCGGCAGGAAAAGCGGGTTGCCGATATGATTTTCAATGCCTCCAATTTTACCGCTCATGGAGTTACCCACGAATGGGACGATGCCACCAATGCAGTTCCGATAAAAGATGTGAATGCCGGAAAGCTGGCGATCGAAGAGGCGGTTGGGATCGAACCTAATACGCTGATTATCAGTAGGAGCACTTTTCTTGATCTGGGACTGAATGCTCAGATTATCGATCGGATTAAATATACGCATCCGGAGGTGGTCAAAGGTGAGTTGAGTAGGGCATTGTTGGCAGAGGCGTTCGGTCTTGATCAGGTACTTGTCGGCAAGGGTCTGTATAACAGTGCCAAAAAGGGACAGACTGCCAGTATGGCTCGGTTGTGGGATAACGAATACGCAATGCTGTGCGTAACTAATTCGGACAATAATATAAAAATTCCGTGTATCGGCAGGACGTTCCGGTGGGATGAAGATAGCCCGGTTGCCGTTGTGATGGAATCGTATCGTGAGGATAAGACTCGCGGTAATGTTATTCGGGCACGTCAATATACCGATGAGGAATTGATTAATATTGCGACGGCTTATTTGTTCAATAATATCACTACGTGAGCGTAGCGGTATTTTTTCAATATCTTGAATGTTACCGCCCGCAATGGGCGGGCGGTTTTCTTTTATACAACGATGGTCTGCAACCTGCGGTGCAACAATGATTGACAACAAGTCTGGCTTCTATATATTTGTGAGACAAAATATTATGAAAGCTATAAATGCGCTTATTGTAATGTTGATTATTGTTGGGATGGGGTGGGGATGTGCATCGACGGCGGCGCCGCAGGATTTGAGCGGTCGATATCAGAATCAGATAATGCCGATCGCTGGGATCGAATCGGATGGGGGGAACTTCTATTTTACCACCGGAGCACAGGTTATATATAATCATCTGGTGAGAGTTCCAACCCTTAGTTCTACGGGGAATATAAACTTATGCGGTGATCTTAATATGGATACAGGGCATGCGATCAACTTTATCGGCATGGAGGCTTCTCAAATTAAAGATATCGCCGGTGATCTAATAATCGATGCGTGGGGTAATTTGTTTATTAAGAGCGATTTGGATATAGACGGTTCAGCGGAGATAACCGGTACAATGGAGGCCGATACGGTCTATACCAGAAAGATTGACTTTTATTCGGAGCTGGAGACTTTTGCACGGATTGAGTATGGGGCATCTTCACCGGAGGAATTGAGTTTATATTCGCAGGAATCTCCTATCGATATTTCCGCCGTTGTGGTAAAGGTCAGGTCTCATAGCGATGGAGAACTGAACCTAACGAGCAATGCCATAGAAATTCAGTCAGAGGACGATCTTTGGGATTATATGACAATTGATCCGAACAGAATGGAAATTGGCGGGCGGATTTATCAGACGCATAGTAATTTTGACATCATATTCAAAAACGATACGGTTGACGGTTTTCTGGCAAAATTTGAGGGATATACTGATAAGATAACGTTTAATGCGGATATGAACATTGCCGGAGATATTGAAATGGTCGCAGGGACGCTTTGCTTTAGTGGAAGTCCGGGCGGGCTGATCGAAGGGGAGATATCGGGGTATAACGGCGGGATAACACTTACCTCAGTGGCGCAAGGGGACTGGGATCAGATAATGGCGTTTACCGTGAATGGGCCATCTAACGTGGTGGACCCGAACCATGTCGATGATCATATCGAGATTAAGAAGGAAGGGCGGTATGGATGCAGGTGGCGGTGGAGCGGGCATGGCACGGCGGTGGCGCATGATTGGGAGTTTCTGGCGTCGAAGAATAATAACACTACTATGTTTACCAATACCGCATCGATCTTTACCAATCTGACCACCCAAAAAGATGTGACTGTGCCGGGGGGTGGGACGATACTTTGCGATGTGGGGGATACGATAGAAATATGGGTACGAAGGAATACACCTGGGAATAATATCATACTGACAACCGAAACGTGCTGGTTGTATGTGGTACTTAGCGGAGGTGGGTAATGGCGCCTGAGAGTGATTGGCATAATAAAGTGACAGAACATGGTGTGAAAATCGAGAAGCTGGAAGAATCGGATAGGGACCTGTGGAATGCTGTTAAGCATTTACGCAACCGGTTGCCGCATTGGGCTAGTTGCTGATCGCGCTGCTGACTGGTTTTGCGGGGATTGCAATTACTTTTATGGTAAAAGGCGGTGAATAAGGAGAAGATTTGAGATTTGAGATGGAAGAAATAAAGAAAGATTTTACCACGAAGGGCACGAAGGGAAAAGGCGCAGAGAATTAAGAAAGAAAAATCATAGATGAGTAAAATTCGAGATATGGCGGATGGTGATATTGGGATGTTCCAGAAGGAACTGGGGGATACGGTTACGCTTACACCGGCCGGCGGGGAGCCGACCGAGATTACGGCGATTCCATCTGAGATCGAGGGGGCTGGTAACCAGGGGCGAGATGGTAACCAGCTCGGACATAGACGGACCTGGCTGATCGATCCGGTGGATCTGCCTGCACCGAAGGATTATGAGGATACGATAACAATCGGGACTGTGATTTATATGCTGGATAATCACAGGAATGAGGGGAGCTGGTGGCGGTGTGAGTTTACGGGTACGGAAAATATACAACGTAGTAGTGAGAAGCTGCACGCTGGAAAAACATGATGGGAGTTGAAATTGACTACGGTGTCGATCGGATATCTTAAAGAGAATGTTGCGGATTCGACTACGTTTCGCACCTGGGTGGAGGCCGAAGATGCCGCCGGGGCGAAGGAACATATCTACGAGACGGCCGAGAAGGAACCGGGGATGCCCTTTGCATTGATAACTGCAGAGGCAGGCAGGGCGGAGCGGAATGGGATGGGGGTGAGCGATTCGTATCAGTGGGAAGGGGGGCTGGCACTGTGGTTCGATGCGATTGCAACGTCAACCGATGATCGGGATGCTATTGCGGCTTTTATGGTGAGAGTCCAGCCGATAATCGAGGAGATATTGGAATATTCCGGGCGGCCGGGGTACCTGTCGATTGAATCGATTGAGACTGAAGGGGCCGGGTTTGCTGAGATTGACCGGAAAGATGCGGATGGGAAAAAGACGGTACAAATAAAATATATGGTACGGTGGAAATAACTGCCAAGGGGCAGAGCCAACTAAAAGGCAAGGGATGGCAAGGGCCACTGCCTAACAAGAGAAGATGGATTCCCGATCGAGTCGGGGATGACAAACGAAGATGGATCCCCGATCGAGTCGGGGATGACAAACGAAGATGGATCCCCGCTTTCGCGAGGATGACAGATAAGGAGATTGAACGATGCTTAATTATGATATTTATATGGTCGATCTGGACGGGACACCGATTGATGGGGTATCGAGCCAGACGATTAATAGTGGGACTGAGGTTGTTCGGAATATTGTCGATGGGCAGGTTGCTCCTGTGATGGGGTATGTGAATACTATCGTGCCGGTGATACCGTTCGAGACTAAAAAGATCGGGGCGATGCTGACTGCGTTCGGGGCGAATCCGCTGGCGGGGTTTCCGATTAAGGCGGCCGATACGGCTACGCTGTATTGCAGGTTGATGGAAGAGCTTGGGAGCCGGTCGGCAGATGGGGCGCTTAAAGTTTTGGTTAACATGGGGATAGTGATACCGGTATCGCTTAACGCCGGGGTCGATGCGACAGGCTCGATGCAGGTTGAAATACACACGATTACAGATGGGACTAATGCGCCGATCGTTACTACGCCAACTCAGTCGCTGGCCGGGACGCCGGATATGGATGAAGAGTTTACGGTGGGGCCGGCGAAACTTAATAATGTGGCGGTATCGGGGATTCAAAGTGTGTCGGTTGCGTTCGGTATTACATTGGCCAAGACTAAAGATGGTGGGGACGGGGCTGGGGTGGTTTATCCATCTTCGGCGTATATTCAGGGGGTTCAGCCGGTGATAACGCTGGTGACCAGGGATGTGGATTTGTTTGATACGTATAAGGAAGGGGTGGCGATTGCCAGTAGTACGCTGGTGCAACTTGCCAAGAGGGCGAAGGGCGGGTCGATTGCCGGTGGGAGTGTGCATCCGCAGTTTACGGTTGCCGAAGGGATGATTGTAGCTACGTCCATTGACGGGTCGCCGCAACAGGTGTCGATCGATATTTATCCTAGTGATGATTTGTCGAATCCGCTGATGGCTTATGTGCTGGCGACGTTGGCGACTTAACTGGTGGGACGGTGAGTCGGTGGGACAGTAAATCAGTGGAATGACAATAATGGAGATTGAATGATGGGTGATAAAAAGAATGAAGTACCTACGTTTACGATGGATCTGAGGGTGGATGACCGAACGGCGGTTGGGACGATCAAGAACCGGATGAGGTTGCTGACGTTGCCGGGTGATCGGGTGGAATATGATAAACTCGAAGCGGCGAAAAAAGAGTTTGAGGAATGGGTGGCTGAGAAAGAGAAGAAAGATGGATCCCCGATCGAGTCGGGGATGACAGAGGTGGCAAGGGCCACAGCCAGATAGAAGAGAAGATGGATCCCCGATCGAGCCGGGGATGAGTGGCAAGGGCCACAGCCAGATAGAAGAGAAGATGGATCCCCGATCGAGCCGGGGATGAGTGGCAAGGGCCACAGCCTGATAGAAGAGAAGATGGATCGGACAGATCACAGATGGATTAGGAGATAAATATCGATGAGTGGATTTTTGTATTTTTTTATTGGCGATGAGTTCAGGAATGCACCTACCGATGAGCAGCTTAAAGAAATGAAGCTGGAGCATCTTGTGGGGGCTACGTTTTCGCAAGCGGCGTGGGGTGGTAATGAAACGATGGAAGGGGCGGGGGTGATATGTGCGATTGCGCAAAGCGGGCTAAGCGAAGGTGGGACTGAGCCGAAGGTGGGGTATTATCCGGATACGCAGCAGTGGGTCGCCGGCGGTGAGAAGTGGTGGATTGGGTGGGAGAAGGATAGCCGGCCTGGGCCGGTGGACCTGGTGCGTGGTGAGCAGATGCCCGGGTATGAAGTGAAGTTGGGAGATGGTGGTCTGTGGCTGGTGCCTTGTGAGAGGTTTCTGCCGAGAACATTAAAGCTGGATGGTGTGGGTGAAGTCCAGCGGGTGCCACTGGCTAAATTTGCGGCTATGGGAGAAAAGACGGCTGTGGCGTGGGATGAATATCGTGCGGTAGTAAAGGCCAGAGATAAAAACAAAGTAGATGATTTGTTCAGTATCAGGTCGTGGATCGAGATGGGGAATCACTTTTTGGGGGTTAATTATTGGGTCGGCAGGATAGAGGCCAATGAACTGAACTTGTGGAATGATCAGACGCTGGTTACTACGGTAGAGGCGATTTTGGATATACCGGGGCTTGTGAAGATGGAGGGGGATGGGGATAAAAAAAAAGAGTCTCCAGGCGGTGGCTGACCTGGCTGATGTGGAGGAAGGGGGAATTCGAGGATTATGAACCGACCCGCGCGGATATCGAACTTTACGAAAGGGAACTGGTAGTCAGCTATGATTACACAAGTTACTATAACTGAGATCGGGATGCCGGAGGCAATGTTCAAAGGGAAGGATGTATTCGGAAAAAAAATAGTTAAGCCGGTATTGAAACAACTGATAAAGATTTGGCATGAAAAATATATGCCGAGACATTTCAGGAGCGGGGCGCCCACTAAATATAAATATCGCCGGCGAAAACCGGAGAGTATGAGACGAAAACAGATACTCGCCCGGACACTTGGCAGATCGAATTTGCCGTTGGTCTTTACTGGCAGATTGCGGCGAGAGGTTAGCCAGACAATAAAGGTGGTTGGTACGAAAGCGGGTGCCAGGGGGACGCTAAAAGGGCCGCGGTATTTGTATAGGTATAGTAAGGGGGGCGCTCGGCCGCATCTGGCCGGTGAGATTACGACGGTAAGCGCCGATGAGATGGCCGAGCAGCTTAAATGGATAGAGCAGGAAACACTTAAACGGATTAACTGGGATAAGACAAAAAAGGTTGTGAAGATAAGGAAATGAGATGGGGTCGGCAAAGATAGAATATGTTGCTGATGTGGCTAAAGTTGTTCAGGCGATGGACCGGATCATCGAGAAGCAGGTGAAGGTTCGACGCGGGGCTGAAGGTGTGGCAACGTCGGGAAGGAAGGCGGGGGATGAGATGGCCAAGGGGACGAAGAAGGGGACTGAGGAATTGTCTTCGATGGAGAAGGTGGGGAAAAGGGTTACCGATGGGCTTAAAACCTATCTGGGGGCTGCGATGGGGATCGCAGGGGTGGCGAAGGCGTGGTCGTTTGTTAATGCGGAGATAAGGAAGGTGGCTGAGGCGCAAAGTATGTTGGCTATGACCGGGAAGGAATATAACCGGGTATCGTTGCAACTGGCTAACCAGATGGGGCAGGCAAGGACTAATGTGGGACAAAGGCTATCGGCGGATGTGCTGGAATCGATACAGAAGGCGGGTAGATTCGGGGCGGATTGGCAGAGGGGAAAGGCGGCGGGGATTGCGGCGCATGTGGCGTTTGGGATACCGGGACAATTGCTGGCTGGGGAGGCGTTGGATATTGCGAAAGTGGGGGCTGAATTTGCGGGGTATAAAGGTATCGGTGCCGAAGAGACCGGGGGAATGTTTAAGGTACTCAAACAGGCGGGGGTGACTGGAAAGATGGGAGCTGCTCGGCGGATGAGGCAGTTTGCGATGGCTTATGAGGCGGCGCTGAGTGTGGACCCATCGGCTAATATAGGGGGGATTGTGCGATTTATCGGGGAATATGTTAAAGGGGGCGGGACGTTTGAGATGGGGCTGGGGCGGTTTGGTGAGGCGATAGTGGGGACTGGAAGTGAGCAGGAGGCGGCGCAACGGTCCAGGCAGATGGTGATGATAATGCGTGGGGAGAAGATGCAGGCGACGCTTGCGGAGCGGATGGGGTTGGTGGAACCGTTGCCAGAGATGGTAGGGACCGGTAAAAAGGCAAAGGCTGAGAGGAAAAAAGCTGAGAAAGAACGGGCTAAGGAGTTGGTAAGATTGTTTTCGGCGATTCCGATGGATGTTCGGATGGAACAATTTGGCGAATTTGCTGCGGGGGCCACTGAGACGCAATTGAAAGAGGCTGGGGTTGCAGATCGGCGGCTTGGGTGGGTGATGGGGTTGTATGGTAAGGGTGGGTTTGCGAATATTATGAAGGAAAAACAAAGATTGATGGGGGCGACCGGTCAGCAGTTGCTGGATGAATTGGCTGAGTTTGGTGGGACATTTCAGGCGGCGGAGATGTTGGATGAGACAAAGGCGGCTTTGCTTGAGGGGAGGATAGGACGGAAGATTACGCTTGGTGAAACGAAAATGGGTGTATATCGGGCGATGCACAAGAGGCATATTGCTGGTGAGGAGGTATTACCATATTTTCGGCATGCGCCCGTTGCACATTTTGAAGATTGGTTGTGGAGAGAAAAGGGTGAGGTGCAGATAGTAGCTTATAGAACGATGGAGAAAAGACTAGAGAGGATTAAGAAGGCTTCTATTGATACCGGCGGTTTTTGGGGGACTGAGTGGAGGGGTGCCGGTACAGAGGCGGGCAGATTGTATGGTGAGGCTGTAGGATATCTTCCTACGATTAGTCCGGCTAATCTTGATCCTTTGACGCCGCGGGAAGTGGGGAAGATGGAGGAATATTTGGTGGTGTTGGAGGCGATGGTGGATGAACTTAAGAAAAATACGGATGCGATGAAAAAGAATACTGATGGGAAAGAGGAGGGGATGAGGATGAATGTGATGGATCCGGATGCTAATGTGGAATGAGGATTGGATGCGAAGATGAGTAGTATAGCTGGTTATACAATGTTTTTTGTGGGTGGGAAGCTGGCTCGGATGGGCGAGAAGGTTGTTGATATTAGTCGGGATGGGGTGGATGGTCATGCTTTCAAATTGATGTCGTTGAAGTCGGCGCCCAGTGTGATCCATACGTTTCGGGATTTCGATAGTGCGGGGGCGGCGGCGACGGCGATATTGGCATATAAGACGCTGCAGGGGGCTGCGGTTACGGTGGTCGATGAGGTTGGGTTTACTGATAATAATGTGGTGGTCAGGCGGGTGGATGCTACTGTGACGAAATTTACCGGGACGGCGGTGGGGGGGTTTGCCAGTGCGGCGAGTGGTAGGGTGGTTGTGAGGGCGCGGTGGTTGTTGCAGACAACGCAGGTGTAAGTGGCAAGGGGTGCCAAGGGGCACAGGTGGCAGGCACCAGGCAATAGGGAAGAGAAGAAAGAAGAAGATGGATCCCCGATCGAGCCGGGGATGACAAACGAAGATGGATCCCCGATCAGGTCGGGGATGACAATTAAACAAGATGGATGACAGATGAGATAAGTGAGATGAGATGGCATCGTCTATTAGTGAATTTCAGAGGCCGGATGTTTGGGTTCGCAGGAAATGGGCGGACCCGTGGGAATTGGCGCCGCTGCTCAATGCGCTGGGGAGTATAGATGTTGGGGGGCCGGGGGTTGGGACCGCTACCTTTTTATGGGAGTATGGCCGGCGGTCGATCGAAGGGAATCCGACGCTGTTTGCTGCGCCGCCGTTTGCGTATCTGGGCTGGTTTGTGCAGATACGGGCGATCGAAAATGAAGAGGTGATCGAGCTTTGGACCGGGCGGTTTGTGGCCGATATGTTGAAGATCGATGGGGCGGTTAGTGATGTTGCTACCGGTAGGCAGATTTATCAGGCGGTGGATCTGGGGTATTTGCTGGACCGGACAATTGTTCGAGATGCCAAGGCGATTCAAAATGGACGCGAAGTGCAGATCGATCGGGTGCCTAAGATGAATAAATCTACCGATCGGGGGTATAGTGAGATCGGGAACCGGTCGATTACGCGCGATGAAGATGGGATATATCGGTATTCGAGGGATGGGGCGCAGTGGTCGCATCAGCAGTTTTTGGCGATGTTGCTTTGGGATCATCGGCCGGGTGGGATACAGTTCGAGTTGACGGGGCAGGATTCGATGCTGGATTCGATCGCGTCCAGCGGGCGGGTTGAGGGGCTTACGCTGCGGAGTCTGCTGGATAGCCTGATTAGCCGGCAGAGAGGGTTTGTGTGGAAGATCGCGAAGGTCGGGTTCGATAGAGAGCCGATAATAGGAATCGAGGTGGCGACTGTTTTCGATGAGGAAATAACGGTGGGGGATGTTACGCTTAGCCCTAACCCGAATATAATCGAACTTGAGCTGGGGAATGTGCATACAACCGAACAGTTGCAGTTGGAATTGTTGGATGTTAATAGTTTCGATGAGGTTCGGGTGAGGGGCGGTTTGGTATTAACCTGTTTTACGATCAATAAAAATACATTCGAGAAGGGATGGACCGGTCAAGAGGAAACCTATTATAAGGATGCGGCGAAAAATGTGGCTGAGTATGGTGAGATGGACGAAGAGGAGAAAATCACGTTAAACGATGGGTATCGATCGCAGGATAGATTTCGGCAGGTGTATCGGCAGTGGCGGATGCCGGTGAACTGGGATTGGGATGTTGAGAATTTCAATGTTAATCCGGCGACCGATACGGAAGGTGGGTTGGTGGTGGACGTTGTCGATGGCGAAGATGTGATTGAATATGAAAAGGGGGATTACTTTAACGATGGGAAGGTGTTCGAGAAGAATTTGCCGCTTAAGACAGGATGGGATTATACAGGTAGCTCACCGGTGGATCGGCTGCCGCCGGATACGGTATCGGAGTATAGTACGCCGATGGTGTGGGTGGAATATGGTGGGAAGTATCGCAAGGTTAGCAGGCTATCGGAGGTGGTGGTCGATGATGATAATAACAGGGCTGCATCGTGTAGCGTTACGTTGCTTAATAAAATGATGGGATTCGAGCTTTCGGCGTCGCCTGGGCATGAGTTTGCGGATGGGCATTTCGATGGGGCGGAGCCGGCAGGGACGCCGACGGTGTTTGACTGGGAGGATATAATTGCTACTGTGGCGGTTCGGACCGATCAGAGGGTGGAGGTGGTGGTTGAGGCGGATGAGCCGATTGCGGGGGGGACTGATAGGACGCTGGTGATCGATTTGCCATACGCACAGCTTTGGTATATAGCGCCCGAGACGGTTGTGGGGGTCGATGCTGAGGGGGCAAAGGAGGTATTTGGCGGGGATGATAATATACTGAGAGACGATAAGGAGTTGCTGGAGTCGGTGGCGGCTGCGGCCATCGCGTGGTATGGGAAGCAAAGACAGACGCTGAGCGTGACTGTGCAATTTCTGACGGTTGGGGCGAAGGTGGGGGATCTGGTGCGGTCGGTGTCGGCGGGGCCGGCGGTGTATGATGAGGTTAATACGGTGGTTACGCAGGTTGTGCATGATTATATAAATGGGGCAACAACCGTAGTTACTAATTATAAGGAGCTGGACTTTGCCTCGATCAGATAAGCGAATGCAGTCGGCTATGGTCGGTGGGGGTGGGGCCGGTATGGGTACGGATGGGGCCGGGTCGCTGGCGGAGGATGTTACAAAGCTGCAGGAGGAGTCGAGTGGCAGGCTGGTCGAGGCGGCTGTTACGGGGATCGGGCGATCGGTCGGGCTGCGGGTTGCGCGGGTGGTCGATGATGCGACGGGTGGGGGTTATTATAATTGTCAACTGCAGAAACTTTCCGAGAGCAACTGGGAGAGTAATACGGATCCGTTTGCGAGTAATGAGAGTGCACAGATCGTTGTTTTGAATATTCCGGAGGCTGGTAAAACTGATAGTCATCAGTTGGAAGCGGATGATAAAATGTTTGTATGGCGGCAGATTGACGATGGTGACCCGGCGAAGATGAGGTGGATTGGGGTTGAGATTAATTTTATAAAGAGGTGTGTGTGAAAAAAAGAAGGCATCAGGCAGCAGGCAATAGGCACTAGAAGAAAGAGAAGATGGATTCCTGCCTTCGCAGGAATGACAGAGAAAGAAATTAACGATGGCGACGCATACGGTAAATGGCTGTAAATTAGACGATGGGACGTTTGAGTTTGAGGATACGGAAACCGGATGCGAAGGGGTTACGGTTACCGGGTGCATGGTGGATAGCGGTGAGCATAAAGGGGAAGTGGAGATAACGCACGATTATCCTGAAGGTTGTTCGGTGGATGAGTATGCGTGTTTTGATTCGGTGACTGGGAAATGGAAATTTGAGGTGGATGATGAATGTTGCGAAGAAGAAGGGGCGTGTGAACCAACGTGCAGCGAAGAAGATTGTGGATGTACAAATGCTCCTTGTTGTTATGCTGTAGAATATATGAACCAAGATACGCCTGAGCCTGTATTTGGATATGTAAAATGGGTAGAATTCGCAGAGGGAGGTTGTTGTTGGTTTGGGTGGGTAACAGACGGCGAAGGAGTTGCTCCAATTATTCTGGAATGTAATAATAACAATGATGAGTTTCGATGGGTATTTAATACAATAAGCTCACCCAGCGTTCTAACTTGCGGGGAAGTGGGTCTTGAATATGTTGAGTGTGATGGAGATGGTTATGAAGTAGATTTTACTTGCGATGATGGAGGAAGTTTTTCTTGTGATGCGGGCTCTCTTTTTGAATCTGTAACTTTTACTCCAGATGATAGTTGTAATAGTGAATTTGAACCATAATATTAAATGTAATTATTTGGTTGGCCGTCGTTGTTTATTGAAAACAGCATTTACAAGCGAGGCTTTTGCTACGCCGCAATTTTGCCGTGATGTTTGTGGCACAAATGATCCGATCAGGCAAAAAGAAATGCTAAAAACGCATGGTCTTGTTGTTGATAACTTGCCATATCCTACAACGTTGAAAAAAGCGCATACACACAAAAAAGAATGTGGAGCACAAAAACAAAAAGCCGAGCGGCAAAAGCTACTTGACCAATTACCAAAAGGCGTAGCTCTCACTGTAAATCTGAAACGACACTTAAAGCAAATTGCTGTTCACTACGTCAAAACACGAGAATATTATGTTTCCGATGAACACGAAAAAGCCAGGTTAGCAAAATGCGATAAATGCCCGGATGGAAAAATGGTTGTTAAAGATGGTGTGATGCGATGTGCACTCAGAACATGCGGTTGTTATTTGGACAACCCGAGTAATCGTCCGGTGTTGGAAGGCAAAGCAAAGTATTGGGCAACGCCTTGCGATAACGGGCATTGGGATGGGATAGATGAGGTGATGAGGGGTGGCGGGAAAGAGAAGATGGATCCCCGATCGTAGTCGGGGATGACAGACGAAGATGGATCCCCGGTCGTGGCCGAGGATGACAAACGAAGATGGATCCCCGATCGTAGTCGGGGATGACAAACGAAGATGGATCCCTGCCTGCGCAGGGATGACGGAATTATGGAATATATTAAGAAAAAGGTGATTGTTGGTTTTTCGGTGGTGGTCGCTACTTACCAGGTTGGTGACTGGGGGCAGGTGCATACTAATGGGGGGGATGGTGAGATTAACTGGGATACGCCGGTTGGGCCAAAGGTGCTGCTGATAACTCCGCAGACGCAGATCGCGGGGGGGATAGCTGCTATAAAGGTGACGGTACGTGTTGATGTGCCCGGGACGTGGCGGTTCGGGGTGAAGGTGTGGGATAAATATAACAACGTACAGGTGGGTGATTCGATCGAAGAGAGTGAGTATATCGATATGGTGCCGTTGTATCCGGCGGGGATGAGCGGGGAGAGCTATGATTATGAAGAAAGTGAACTGGTATTGGCGTTAATTTAACCATAGGGTGGCAAGGGCCACTGCCTAATAGAAGAGAAGATGGATCCCCGCTTTCGCGAGGATGACAATAGAAGAAAGATGGATCCCCGATCGAGTCGGGGATGACAGAAAGGAGCAACGTAATGAAACGGAATAAAATTGTTGTGTTGATGTTGATGGTAGTGATGACTATTGGGGGAGTTGCCGGCGGGCAGTTTGGCAATCAATATGCATCGCTTGCACCGGATGCGAGTATTGTCAGATACGATAATGCCAAGGTGATACAACCATCGGATGACCTTATCGAATGGTATGACTGGCTGGCATCGTCGGATCGGGATGGGAAGATGGGGGCGCTGTCGGCGGATAATCCGCGTTGGTTGATACTCTCTGTCGGGTGGTATGAATTAGCAGAAGAATGGTTGGTAGATACTTCTTATGTCTATGTGGTGTCGTTGTCTGGATCTAAATATGATACGGTGGTGTGGCGGACAGGGACTTCTTATGGCGATTATACAGCAAGAATCAAACCCTGCTATTTACAATTATCTGGATTTACTATTGCAAGTGAAGACGGTGCCAATAGTGGTGCAGTGGTATTTGATGGAGCCAGCTATTCTAATGTGTGTAGAGCAAAGAAAGCTGTCGGGAGAACCGAGATCGAGAAAGGGGTTGACATGCTGCCGGCAGAGTTCACTGACGAGAATTATAATGCCTGGCATGCTTTCGTTCATTATCAATCACATGCCGGCGGTGAAGTGACGGCCGTCAGTGCGACTTTTCTTGAAAATACCACGGAATCCATAGTTTGGTTAGATGAAGTAGAGGTCGGTGGTGCCCTTTCAGATGTAGTGAGTTTTGCCGATGGCGGCGGCGGAACGGTTCTTGTAACAACGGATGGGCCGCATGGTTTTGAAGATAATTATAAAGCTTCTATTGGAAATTCTGTCCATTATGACGGTTCGTATGTTGTGGATTATGTGAATGCGACGTCGTATAAGATAACTCATGCGTGGGATGGCGATGGTGAGGCTACTGGTGATATTTTATCATGGGATGGTGAATTGGGTGTAGGTGAACGTCCGATTGTTGCCACGACTGACGGTGCGCATGGGATGTTGGTTGGAGATGTTGTTATTGTTACAGATGGTCCGTTGTACAATGGTACTTATACAATAACAGGAGTTACAAGTGATACCTTTACTGTTACCGCAAGCGGTTTTGTAGGCACGGAGGATGGCACATGGACTCGAAAGATTGGTGATGTATGGGAGGACTGTGTTTTTGGTTTGTCTTGGAAAGAACACTATTTCTATGATATGTGTTTTCGTACTGGAGGTAGTGGCGATGGGAGTTCTTCTTTCTGGGGTGAGCACTTTGTGACCGGTAATTTTTACGATTGTGACGGTACTGCTGGATTTGCAACTTTTGGTATAGAAGTAGATCGGCCAGGAGCGAAAACTTATTGTCGGGATTGCATTGCGTTGGGATTTGGCTCGTTTGGCGGTGATAATCAATATCAGGCGGTTGGTGCACGATGGACTAGCGGGATTGACTGGAGTACATATATTAGATGCGATGCCGGGAGTGGGGCTTATGCGGGTTGTGGGGGGTGGGGTAGTCACTTCGGCGGTTTGATCGATAGTTGTACCGGTGGTTATGGTTGTGTTGCTTTGCTACGCACAATGTTCGGTACTGTAGTTAATAGTCATTTTGGTGATAAGAGTGTGGCGGGGGTTCCAGGTGCTGCGGGGAATGTTCTTACAGCGAAGCTCACGGGATTTATAGATCATGTGACGGCCGGTCAAGATTCCTATACTATGGGGAATAATGAGGGGACGGTTAGCGGTGTGGTGACAAACAGCAGAATATATAATAGCGGGCTGGGAAGTAAACAGGAGACCTGGCAGAATGTGCTTGTCGGGGTGGGATTGAATGAAAAGAGCGGAGCACTGGATTCCGGTGAGATCGGGACGTTTAGTGGTACGTTTGCTAATAATCATCCGGCAACGCCGTCGGCGGCAGGGACAACCGATACGATAACTATAAGTGCGTTCGATAACGGGCAGATTTATACGAATGAAGGGGCCGATGGCGATGATACGCTATATGTTCTGCCGCCGACGCGTTCGGGCATGGAATATACGATTTGCAGGGTTGATTTTGCGGCAGGTGAGGATATACAAATCGATCCGGATGGTAGTGAAGTTATTTATAAGGCTAAAAGCTCAGGGAGAGTGGTGTGGGATCCGGCGAACTTGATCGATGGGGCGGGAGAGACCAGCGCAGCGATTACCGTTACCGGGGCGGTGCTGGGTGATATTGTTTCTGTCGGGGCGCCTTACGATATGCAGGATTTGACTGCGACCGGATATGTACAGGCAGCCAATACGGTGGAGATACGTTTGCAAAATGACAGCGGCGGAGCCATCGATCTGGGCAGCGGACCGTGGGAGGTGCTGGTCAGTCATAAGGTGCCGGTGAGCTGTGGGGCGGGGAAATATCATGGGTCGGATGCGGATGTGGATGCTTATTGGGAAGTTAAATTGAAGTGCTTCAAAAATGGTCAGTGGTTGATTGTCGAGGAAATGGGTGTCGGTGAATCGGAAATTTAATTTGAAAGGGATTTGTGATGAAGAATATGAAGATATTGTTGGTTTGGTTTGTGTTGCTGATGGTTGGCTCGAGCGCATGGGCGGCCGATGAGATAGTGTTTGGCCGGGAAAGCGGGGGTGATTACTTCGTTACTGTGATTCGAAAGAGTGACTTTCAGGTATGGTACGATACCGGGACTACCTGGGAGACGTGGGGGACATCGAGCAGAGACTTATCTGATTATGGGATGGCGGCGAGCGAGAAACAGGATACGGGGATATATACGGTTACGTTCGGGCAGGCCCAGTCGAATGCATCGATTGTTCGCGTATATGTTCAGGCAGGTGGCTCCCCGGCCGATATGGATGATTATGATGGTGGGTTTTCCTGGAAGTATCTGCAGGTGGATGTGATGGCGATCGGGACGGATAGCCAATCGGCGACGGATCTGAAGGATTTTGCGGATGATGGGTATGATCCTGGTACGGATAAGGTACAAGGCGTTGTGCTGGTCGATACGACTACTACCAATACGGATCTGGTGAGCGCCGCCGATGTGGTCGATGAGTGGGAATCGCAATCGCAGGCGGATCCGACCGGGTTTCATGTTAATCTACTCGAGATACTGGGGGTCTCGGCGAGTAGTCTGCTGGATATGGTTACATTCAATCAGAACCGGACTACATCCGGCAAGGCGACCGGGTTGATAACGATCTATGATACGGATGACCAAACGCCGATCGGGACGAAAGTTCGTGATAATACCAATAGTCATTACATATACAGCAAGTTTAAGGATGTGGTGACACTCGCTGAGACGGTGACCAGTACAACCTGGAACGTGGCGGGTACGATAATGACGAATGGGTCGGCGACCTGGGATACGGGTGGGGTTACGCTGGTAGAGGTAGGCGATATTGTGGAGGTGATTAGCGGGACGCAGGCGGAGGTTGGGGAATATGTGGTGCAGTCGGTTGACAGTAATACGCAGATAACGCTGGAAGAAGGAATCGCAGATGGCGGGCAGCCGTCGTCGGTTACATACATAATTAAACAAACAAGTTAAGCCGGCAAGGGCTACAGCCTAATAGAAGAGAAGATGGATCCCCGATCGAGCCGGGGATGACAGAGCCGGCAAGGGCCGGCGGGAAAGAGAAGATGGATCCCCGATCGAGCCGGGGATGACAAATAAAGATGGATCCCTGCTTTTGCGGGGATGATATGAAAGACAGGTGGATAGATGGTACCACAGGCAACAGATGGTAGTGGATTGACGGGCGGGATGTTCGGGCCGGGGTTTCATGCCGGAGGGCTGCTGGATGGGGCTAAGGGGCATGTGCCGGGTGTGGAGGGTTATTATATCTATCGGGGGCAGAATGGGGTGTTCGAGGAGGATCCGGTGGCGTGGGTTGAAGAGGGCCAAGAGACGGTGCTAATCGAAGGGCAGGGGCTGGCGCCTGTTGTCAGTGATAGTGATTGTAAGCTGTATCTTTCGTTTAATGGGGCTGCTGGTGGGGTCGAAGTCAGTGATCATAGCCAAAGTGATCATGATGTGGCTGTGGCCGGATCGTTCGAGCTGGATGATAGCCAGGTGCAGTTCGGGCCTACTAGCGGATATTTTGGCAGTAATGATAGTATTTTGATGATCGGGGATCATCCGGACTTTAATTTCGGGACTGGTGAATTTACGATAATGTTATGGATGCGGAAACAGACGAATGTGTGTATATTCTACAGGCAATATGATGATTCGGATAATTGGATTGAGCTGAGGTATGATGAACTTGGGCCGGAAAAAAGGTTGACATTCAATTTCCGCAATGGTGGGGTCGGACCGTCAGATGCGATTGGGGACATTACTCAGGTGGATGTGTCGGATGATACCTGGCATCATGTAGCAGTTACGAAGCATAGTGGTAATGTTATAGCGTTATACCTGGATGGTTCGCGAGTGGCCAGCCTGCCGATTGGGACGGCGTTGCCGGACCTGGCCGCCGATGTGGAGATTAATCATAGTGGCAATATGAGGGGTTGGCTCGATGATTTTGTGGTGATTAAAGGCCAGGCACTCTATACGGGGGAGTCGTTTACGGTACCGGATCGGTCGTATGGGCACGATGATATTAATCGCTGGCAGTTTCGCAGACGCGGGGTATCGCCTGGTGGGAGGATGGGTGATTATTCGGTTGTTAATGAGGTTGTGGTCGATGCGGGTGGTGCGGTCCACTTTGCGGTGGGTAACGAGCCGCAATCGCTGGAGGCGAGGAACGTGCGGAATGGGCCGGGCCAGATCGATCTGAGGTGGATCTATGATAGCACTAATCAGCCGGCGACCCCTACCGGGTTTAAGATCTATATCGCTAATGGCCCCGACTGGGATCTGGTGGATGATGTGGATTATCATGCGGGTGGGACGCCCAGCTACCACTGGCGCAGCGATGCGCATGCGCATGACCTGGAGATTGAATATAAGGTGGTGACCTACCGGACAGTCAGTAGCGTCGATTATGAGACAGATGGGCCTGCTGTGACCATAACCGCCGACGCCGAGGGGCCGCCGGCGGTGACGGAACTGTCGGTTACGATAATCGATGAAGATTAGCCACAGAGGCAAAGAGGGAAGAGGGGGTTAGGCTTTATCATATCGGACTATCGTTTGATTTTGAGGCCTAGATGGGCGAGGATTATATCTACTTTATCGTCGCTGAGATGATGTGTACCGTTTAACCAGTAATGGACGGTACCTTTTGCCATGTGACCGCCCTGGGCCATGGCCTTAGCCAGGGCGCTGGCTGTGGCGGGTTGCAGGCTGGCTTTTTTGCGACGGGCAAGTTCATCTAAGGTGGCTTGGCGAAGAGTGATAATCTGCTTTGGCATGATTTTCTTTCTTAAACAAAAGTTGGTTAATTAGTTATTTGCTTCGGTATTTCAAAGGGTTTGGCATTCGGGAGGCGTTTGGTTTTGTCGATGTTTACTATTTGAGGGATGAGGCCGCCGGCTTTTTTTATTATAACGGTATCGCCCTGGCGGAGTTCTTTGAATATGCCATTGAAATTATGGAGATTGGCTCGCCTGACCATGGTATCGCCCATCTGGATTGGCTTTAGGATGGCTATGGGTGTTTGTTTGCCGGTTTTGCCTGTCTGGATGGTGATGGTCTCGATGGTTGTTTCGGCTGGGGGGGATGGGAATTTGTAGGCGATGCACCATAGAGGTGATCTTGCGCTATTATCACCCATTAAATATTGATCGGTAATATCATTAAGTTTGATTACCAGACCATCGATTTGGTAAGGCAGGCTGCTACGAGTCTCTGTACGTTTTTGGCATATCTCGATGACACGGTCGAAATTGTCGGTAATTTTATAGCCAGAATCGATTGGAAGGCCGAGGGTTGCTAGCTTTTGGAGAGTTTGGTTTTGGTTGGCGGCGAAATCGGACGGCCAGGCCAGGCTGTGAGCGATGAAGCTGAGGCATCTCGAGGCGACGGTTTTGGGGTCGAACAATTTGAGAGTGCCGGCGGCAAGGTTGCGGGGGTTGGCGAAGGCTGATTTCTTATTGGCTTTGCGCTGTTGATTGATTCGACCGAACTGGGCATCAGTCAGGAATATCTCGCCGCGGACCTCCAGGAGCTCTGGTGGACTATCTGTGGTCAATCGTAGCGGGATCGATTTGATTGTTCGGACGTTGGTGGTTATATCGGAACCGGTATCGCCGTTGCCCCGGGTGAGTGCCTGGGTGAGCAGGCCATTTTCGTAACGTAGGGAGATAGCTACGCCGTCGATTTTGTTTTCGATTATATAAGATAATTTGCTGCCTCGGATTTCGAAGTTGCGGAGTAGCTTGAAGGAATCGGTATTGGCGATGCCGAGCATTGGGATATCGTGGTGGACTTTGGTAAAACCCTTTAGAGTGGACCCCCCTACTCGTTGTGTGGGTGAATCGGGGGTGATCGATTTGGGGTGGGCGGCCTCTAAGTTCTTGAGTTGCTTGAATAGGAGATCATATTGTTGGTCGGTGATCTCGGGTGCATCGAGTACGTAATATTGACGATCGTGATAATTGATTTGGTCTCTGAGTTGTTCGATTGTTTGGTCCATTTTAACGCCCTTTCTTGTTTGTTCCTTCTATGTTAATTATACAATATGTTGGACAAAAGTCAAGGGGGAAACTGGGAAAAATCGGAAAGAAAGTGAGAATTTACCACGAAGGGCACGAAGGAAAATAGAGAAAAGAGGGGATATCCCCCCCCACTGCCTGCCTTGGGGTTTGGGTTAAAGAAAAAGCCCGCCAACGGCCGATAAGTGGTTGGGAGAAATAAGTTAAGAAGGTTAAATAAAACAGGTGACTTAAATTAGTTAAGTTAAGTAAAGTAAGAGACTTAGGAGAGTTGGGTTAAGTTAATTAAGTTATTAAGGAGAGATGCGATGAGGGTTATGACCAAGGAAGAAGTGGCGCTGCGGATTGGGGTATCGCGTAGCACTGTCGAGAACTATTTGAGGCAATGCCCCCGGGCCCAGGTGCGTGACAGGGCCAGGGGGAGGGCATTACGTGTGGATATCGATGAGCTGGTGGCGTTTATGAAAGAGAGTAAGCCTGGGATATATGGTACTATAATAATCGACGATCGAGAGATATCGTCTGAAGAGTTGGGTAAGACGATTC